TTAGCGGAAAGCTTTATGTTGGTAAAAAACTGTTTTTCTTTAAAGGCTTTAAAAAAATAAAAGGAAAAAGGAAGCGAACTTACATAGAGTCAGACTGGAAAGAATACTATGGATCAAACAGGCTGTTACAGGAAGACGTACAGGTATCAGGACCAGAAAACTTTGAAAGAACTATATTGCATCTATGCTCCTCAAAAGGTCACTGTAACTATCTAGAGCTGTATGAACAGATTACACGAAATGCTATTATAGATCCTGGGTATTATAATGACTTAATATGGGTTAGGATCAATAGAAGTCATTTAAAGAATATTAAATTTTAGTATTTACATATCTTATAGTTCAATCTACTATTTACAAATGATCATCTTAGATTATTCTGGAATAGCTATAGCGAGTGCTTTCAGTCAAAACTTTGAAATGAAAGAAGGCATTATACGTCATTTGATATTAAATTCTCTTCGCATGTATAACGTAAAGTACCGTGAAGAATATGGCCAAATGGTTATAGCGTGTGATGGTGGGTCAAACTGGAGAAAGAAAGTGTATCCTCACTATAAGGCTCATCGCAAAAAGAATAGAGACGATTCTGGATTAGACTGGAAAGAATTTTTTAAAATATTAGATCTTATTAAGGAAGAAATAAAAGAAAATCTTCCTTATAAAGTCATTCACCTCGATGAAGTTGAAGCCGATGATGTTATAGCAACTCTCGTAGATTCCACACAGCAGTTTGGAAGTGATGAGCCAGTAATGATTATATCTTCTGATAAAGACTTTATTCAGCTTCAACGATATAATAATGTTAAGCAATTTTCTCCAATGTCTAAGACTTTTATAAAAGAAAGTGATCCTATTAGAGCACTTAGAGAAAAAATACTTAGAGGTGATTCTGGAGATGGAGTACCGAATGTGTTAAGTTATGACTCTACTTTTGTGGATAACGTTCGTCAAAAGACGCTTTCTTCAAAGAAAGTTGATGAATGGATTAAAGATTGGGACAATCTGTCAAAGGTGATGGAAAGTGATGTATATCTTAACTTTCAGCGCAATAAAACTCTAATAGATTTATCAGAACTACCTCAAGACAAGAAAGCTGCTATTATAAATACATTTGAATCCGTTAAACCGAATTCAAACATACTCTCTTATCTTATATCAAAACGATGCTCTCAGCTAATTGAATGCGCCGAAGAATTTAATACTATATGATGCACTTAACATTACATGAAATCCTTGAAAAGGTTGCTGCGGCGCCTTCTAAGGCAGAAAAGATTGATTTATTAAAACAGCACAATTGTCTAGCACTTAGAGACGTACTCAAGGCGTCATTTGATGATTCAATAGTGTTTCTTTTACCAAAGGGTATTCCTAAGTATGAGTCTGCGTTATCAGAAGAAGGCATGCCACCATCTGACTTAAAGCGTAGGACCGTAGAATTTACTTACTTTATAAAAGGTGGAATGGGCGAAAAACTTGCTCCTGAAAAGAGGGAAAGAATGTTTATGGGCATCGTAGAAGGCGTGGATCCAAAAGACGCAGAACTACTATTCGCAATGAAAGACAAGAAGTTAAATAGGAGATACAAAGGTATCACAAAAGCTTTAGTTCAGCAGGTTTGGCCAAATTTGATCAAGGATGCTGAAATAATAAAAATCTAACTTGATAAGCAATGTTTGCTTACTATATTATGCTCTCGTCAGTTAACGTTAGCAGATATAACAGTCAAATGATAGAATCACAACTAGAACGGTTAAAACAAGATTCAGTTGAACTCGATTACTACATACAGCGTCTTCAAAAGGAAGGCGATACAAAAAAAGTAGTTTCAATCCAAAAGAAGCGTCAATACTTATTGGATTACATAGAAACCCTTCAAGGCGGCCAGCGAGAAGAAATACTAATTGCAATTTAATTAATATTATTTACAAGTTATACCGAATAGTATAACTTGTCTTTTAAATGAATATCTTTGTATTAGATTATGATCCCGTAAACGCCGCTAGAATGCAATGTAATGCTCATGTAGTAAAGATGATACTTGAGTCAGCGCAAATGCTTTCTACTGCTCACCGTATTCTTGACGGAAAGATGACTGTCTCCGTTAATGATAAAAATAGAAAAGTAAAGATTTGGACAATTACTGACGACCATGAACTAGATAATATTTTATATAAATCAGTTCATGTGAATCATCCATGTACAAAATGGACAATGGCGAGTATTGCAAATTACCAATGGCATTATAAGCATTTTACAGCATTATGTGAAGAGTATAAATTTCGTTATGGAAAAATACATAAAACCGATAAGATGCTTAGAAATGTTCTTAGCAAAATTCCAATTAATATTTCAAGTTGCCCTCAAACGCAATTTCCTCTCGCAATGAAATCTAATCCTGAATGCATGAATCCAGATGATCCTGTTACTTCTTATAGATTATTTTATCAGACAAAACAACAGCGCTTTAAAATGAATTGGACTCATAGAAAAATGCCGGATTGGTTCATACGAACTGTATAAATTATTTTATGCCTACATACGATTATACCTGTGAAGCCTGCGGTCATACATTTGATATGAATGTACAAGTAATGGAAAGAGATATTTTTGCTCAATCTACTCCATGTCCGGAATGTAAAAAGAAAAAATTAATTAGGGGAGTGTCTGCTGCAGCTTTTCATTATGACCATGGAGTGTCTATACATAAGAGAGCTGGAGATGGCTGGAAAGAAGTTCAAGATAGAATTAAGGCTGGATCCGCTAAAAAGAATACTATTACGACTAAATAATAAATAATACTAATGGCTAAAAAACCTAAAGGTCAACAGAAGATAAAAATTCAACCGTCTGGACTTGGACTTGAGAATTTAAAAGAAATAAGCCCTCTTACACTTATACAGAAAAAGGTATTTCAAGCTTTTAAAAAGAATAATAATCTTTGTTTATCTGGAAGCGCAGGTACTGGAAAGACTTTCATAGCCATGTATCTAGCATTAGAAGAGATACTCTCAGGCGAATCAAAGGCTGAAAAGGTGATAGTAGTTAGATCGATTGTTCCTACGAGAGACATTGGTTTCTTACCTGGCGATAGAGCTGAAAAAGAAGCTACATACTTGTATCCATACATTTCGATCTGCTCAGAATTATTTGCAGATCCTCAAGCATGGACAAAACTCTGTGCGAGGAAACAGATGGAATTCTTAACCACATCTTTTGTAAGAGGTATCACTCTTCGCAATTCTATCGTAATTGTAGACGAAATGCAGAATCTTACATTCCATGAACTAGATTCAATTATTACACGTTTAGGAGAAAATTGTCGATTGATCATGTGTGGAGATTATTACCAGAGTGACCTTGAAAAGAGCCGAGATAAATTAGGTATCATAGATTTCATGAAGATCATCGAGCAAATGAAGTACTTTCATTGCGCAGAATTCGGTTGGCAAGATATTGTAAGATCTGGCTTAGTCCGAGATTACATAATGACAAAAGAGCTAGTACAAAAAGAAAACACAGGTAATAAGAAAAACAATGAATAAGAAATTGCAAGAGGACAAAGAACTCGAGTTCAAGTTATTAGAAAAGAAACCAAACAAAAAGCTACCTAAACCACAGAGAGTAGCCGAAGATCGTCTGATGGAAAAGAGGCATATTCGTGTCACTGACATCGAAGACATCATAGACGACGATGATATTTACTCATGATCCTATAAAGTTAGACTACGAAGATCTCCTTTGCGAAACAAAAGAGAGTGGCAGGACCTATGCTACACCTCAAGGCAAGAAATATCCTTCTATAACGACGGTGCTTGCAATACTTTCTGAAGGCTATATTCAGAGTTGGAGGAATCGAGTAGGTGAAGAAGAAGCAAATAGAATAAGTAGAAAGGCTTGCAATAGGGGAACTGCAGTACATACACTAGTTGAGAAATACATCAATAATGAAACATTGACAAATGAAGGAGTGATGCCGGATGTATTTCAAAATTTTAAGTCTTTATCTGTTATTCTAGATAATAGACTAAATAACATTCGGCTTCAAGAAAAACCATTATATTCTGATCATTTAGGAGTTGCTGGAAGAGTTGATATCATCGGTGAATTTGATGGAAAACTGTCAATTGTCGATATTAAGACTTCTACTAAAAAGAAATCGCCTTCTAGTATTAAGAACTACTTCATGCAGGAAGCAGCCTATGCGATCATGTTTGAAGAGAGAACTGGTATACCAATTACACAACTTGTAACACTAATGGCAGTGGATTACGCAGAAGCTATCGTGTTTATAGAACATAGAGATAATTGGACAAAGGATCTAATTAATACGATATCTGATTATAGAAAAAGAAAACTTTTTGGTCACATTTAACTCGTATAGATAATATCAACATGAAACAAAAGACTCTCAATAATCCTATTTCGGAATTACTTGGTGGAAGTAAAAAACCTTCAGATAGTTTTACCGACAAGCCATTAGGTCATCTTCATGAATATTATATTTCAGGCGATATTGAGGAAGCATCAAAGTATACTGACTGGTTTAATCAGATTCGACACGCTTCATCTATTGATTGCGTAAAGATTTACATCAATTCTTGTGGTGGAGATCTTTGGACTGCTATACAGTTTATGCGCGTATTGAAGGAGTGCAAAGCTACAATAATATCTTCAGTTGAAGGCGCTTGTATGTCTGCAGCCACAATTATATTTTTAACATCAGATCAGTATGAAATATCTCCGCACTCGATGTTTATGTTCCATAATTATTCAGGTGGAACTGTAGGTAAAGGAGGAGAAATGATTGATCAAATAAAGCATGAAAGAAAATGGTCGGAATGCTTATTTGAAGAGATTTATAACGACTTTCTTACTACTGAAGAGATTAAATCGATACTAGATAATAAAGATATATGGTTAAGTGCCGATCAAGTAGTCGTACGTTTAAATAAACGCTTAAAGAAGCGCGAGTCTAAACATGGTAAAAAGGGGTAGTTTCATAAGTTGTTGATAACCAACAACTTAGATTTTTCATATTGTTGTACATATTCTACGGAATATTGTAATATCTAGATATGAAAATCATTCATAATACTAATATTACTAAACGTTCTTCTCGCACTACAGCTTACGTATTTACGGCAGATCCTCTCTGCGCAGACGATATGTTTCGGATTGACTTAGTTCGTAAGTCAATATCGGCAGCCAATGCTATTGCTAAACGTATTGCTTCTTATACTAATACTATACCAAAGCTATATAGGGTCAGTGTAAAAGGCAGG